GCATCATCATATAACCAGGTTAACAACTTAGTTTTGTCATCATAATATTTCGATTTATTATCAATTATAGATTCATCATATTGTTCTTTTTTTTCACCATCAATCCCGCCAATAATGTCGCTAAAATTATCAGATAACATTTTACCAACCATATCTGTAGCAGGTATATATGTCGAATAATATGCACTACGAGCTAGTAATTCTTCTATCTTGCCGATTTCAGTACTAATATGTTTGTCATTTTTCAATAATTCATGCAGAACATGCCTTAAAATCAAAACACTAGTATATCTTCTTAAATGATATGTGGTGATATTATCATATTTTTTTTTAATATGGTCTTGGGATCGTTTAATAAAGTCAGAAAAATTATGATCAGCATTAACGCCACTAATTAACTCTTCATACGTCGTATCTAATTCCAAAGCACGAATAAAGTCACCAACATATTCAAATTTATCATTTAATTCTGATGGTTCAGTCGTGCCATAATACGTTTCTCCATAAAACTTATCTTGGTCAATCTCTCCCAATAATTTACTAATTTTATCTTTTAATTTTCTAAATTCTTCTAATCGTTTTTTATATCTAGATGCGTAACCTTTATAATCCGGACGAATTGTTTCTGGATATTTTCCTTTAAATTCATCAATCCTCGCAGTAAATTCCTTTTGATTAGCATCGGATAGTAAACTTTTTATTCCTTTAAATTTAATAGCAATGTCTTCCCCATATTCATCTTTACCTCGATATCCATGAATGCGTTTGGTATCTTCACCAATTTCGCTAGTAGATTCCTTGTATATTTTTAATATACCGTATATCTTCTCTCTTATGTTTTGTCCAATAAATGTGCCAGCACTATCTTTGGGTGCGGACTTAGATTTTTTGGGTTTTTCACTTTGACCCGATTCTTTTATAACCACAGGAATAGTCGTACCATCTGCTGCATTAGATCTCGCAATAAAAGCGTTCACTTCATCAAGATGTGTGAAAGAGAATGTATCGCCAGATACTCGGTTAAATCCATCTAATATTGGTTTATATATATCAAATAGTTTAGACACGTCCGAGATTTTTGTTAATTGTTTTGTTTTTTGGTAGAGGTCAATCAATGTTTCTCTAGCAGTTTTACCTGTTGTACCATCGAATATCTTTGTCATTATAGCAGTTACAAGTTTTCCGGGTACATGTTCAAGTGTAGCAATCAAGTATGCCTTTTCTGATATCTTATCACTTTTATCTGTAAGGTAGACCATACTTTTTTTAAAGTTGTCTAGCATAGAGATAAGTTTTTCGTTAACATTTTTTTTTACATCGCTATATGTAACTTCAAATATATCTTGGGCACCAATTTCAGTGGTAACAGTCTTATCCTCATCATATCCAACATTATTATTATATGAGGTGAGTGCATTATCTAGTATCTTACATCGTTCAATCAATACGTGAAATAACAATCCTTTTTTGTATATATCGGGATCTTTATTCCATTCGGGATCATTGACTGACATATACAACCCGTACAATGCATCTAGTACAGAAGATGTGTATGGTTGTAGATAATAAATTGTTTTATTAAGATCTTTTTGCTTTACGTATTTGTTTAATTCCTCAATGAATTTTGTTTCTTTTTTGCTTACTATTAAATGTTGAAATAGTGTTGCTGTGTCTGTTGCAACGTCATCATCGTGTACGACAATTTCAATCTCGCCCGTAAATGTCTCTTTTGAAACTTTGTCTAGTATATCCTTTATCATTCCTGATGTTATCGAAACGTTTGGTTTTTTAATTAATTTGTCGATTGTTTCTTTCATTTTATTTTGAAGACCTGGTTTAAATGAATCGAGTTTATATATGGTGGCGCCGTGACTAGAACGAATTGTCTTACTTCTACCAACGCATGAAGATTTTTCATATTGACGTCGCAATTCACTAATGGTTCGTTCAATACCATTCCCATTATCATAAATGTCACATAATTTCCGAATATCAAATGTATCGTCCGAGTGTGAATGCATACTGGATTTCGAGATATCTTCGTCGTCCTGAAATACTGGTGCTGCTTGTGCTGCTGCTTGTGCTCCTTGTACTGCTGCTGCTTGTGCTGCTGCCTTTGCTGCTACTGGTGCTGGTGGCGGTGGTGGTGCTACTGGTGCTGCTGGTTTTGCTCCTGCATCTGATGTTGGTGATACTGCTGCATCTGATGGTGTTCCTGCTCCTGGTGCTGGTGGTGGTGGTGCTGCTGATGCGTCTGGTCGTTTAAAATCAACAATTATTGGAAAATGATCAGAAAAACCATCGCCACCACCAACATGTTGGGATATATTCGATAAACCATTATGAAAAAATAAATCAAATGGTCTATCAGCCTCCTGTTTATCACTTGTTTTCTTCCCTTTAACATCTTTTTTCATTGTAAATTGTTCCAACGCACCCTCTGGTTGTTGTAATTTTAAATCTGGTTTACCATCCACAATTTTATAGTTAAATAAATCATATTTCGGGTCAATTGGTTTTTTTAAATATGTATAATATTCATTAAAATCTCCCGAGATAATAACTGAATCATCAGTCTTATATAAGTGTTTTAATATCGTTGTAATAAATTCTTTAAGTTTTGTTAATATTTTGGTGGCACCCCCCTCGTCCCTAGAATGTTCACTATGTACATTTATTAAAACATAATATTTTTTAGTAGTTTTATCCCTAAGACGTAATCCTAATATAGGTCTTTGAATATTATCATCCCTAATTTGTTGATTATTAATCGTAAACGACGCGGGTTCAACTTCTGATATTTCTATATTAGTCTTACCCCCCCCAGTCTTAATCTTTTTCCCAAAAACGGATGCGATATATGGATCACCGTCAACCTCATATTTTGCTTGATCAAAATGTATAGAGATGGATGATTTCATTCCATATAGTTTTTCTCCCGTACTAGGTATTACAAAATTCTTTTTACCACCAACAACAGTTGTTCCTGGAGACTCGTAAACACCACTTTCATTTTTCATTACATACGTACCACCTTCTTTCGGTTCTGAATCATTGTTCACACCATAAGAATCATATGAAATACGTTTATAGTTATCTATGTTCTTTATATGCGGATTTTCCTGGATGAATAGTATATCTGGACGTCGCGCCCCTATGTAACTTTTTATTTTATCCACGTCGCCAGCGGTATGTAGATCGTACTTTGCATTCCACGAAATAAATTTCGTATCCGTACCATTTATCACGGATAACATCTTATCGAGTTCAACTATTTTTTTGTCATATTGTCTTTGTGTTATATCGTCTGAACTCGTAGATTCTTTCTCTTTTTCTTTAACAATTTTACCTTTAAAACTAGAGTTACTACGTGTCGCCCTACCACTAATTTGTTTCGGTTCAAGAGAAAGAACCTTATCGTATAAAGTTGTTCCAACATGGTTTCTTGTGGCGTCATTGAGGTTACTGATATCATCGTCTATAGATTGTAAATAACCATATAATGAGTTTTTTTGCGTATATGTCATATCTTTCGATGGGTCAGGGTCAAAAGTCAATGTTGTTGCTTCATAAATTAAGCTCGAAACAAGACCAGATAAATTCGCATATGCCTTAACATATTCTAGATATTGTTTACTAAACTCAGATGGGGTTTTTATCTCATATTCTTTAAGATTCAATATCTTCCTTGATTTTTCAATAAATTCTTTTAAATAGGAAAACAATAAATTTAATCGTAAATGTAATGTATCGGTTTTGCCAGAAATCGAGGTTCCATGAATATGTCCTTCATAATCACCGATTTCGACCCCTTCTATGCGGTGGTCAGCAAGCATGGCATTAACAATAGTTCCAACGATATCGGTGTTTTTCTTCATATTTTCTAATATTGTTGTATAGTTATCACCATCCTTAATCTCTGATGTTTTGACTGTACCTTGACCGCCAGGGTCTATTATGCTCAAAGACCTTTTCATTATTGATGTATGAATTTTATCATATATACTCCCTCCGACACTACTATACATTTTTTTATATAATACATCCTTACGATCTTTGGGAATCAATGATACATAATGGATACCAGATATGGTTGAGGGATGACCCCCATTATTATAACCATCAACAAAATAAGATGCGTATTCTTTAGTAGCAGCGGCGAGAGCATCAATGTAATCAGGATGACGATCATCAACAATACCCGATTCTTTAAGTCTTTTCCCCTCTGCATGATGGCGCATTTTATTATTATTATTTACCGTGCTACCAGGATCTGAAATATTTGCAATAAATATACGGGTTGCGGTCGTACAATCCTTCGTCTCAAACTCACGATATCCGCCGCCAACAACTTTATATTTACCATCAGTTGTTTTTTCAACTTCAAAAATTACGATACAAATATCGTTAAGGTTTGCGTATGTCTCCATGTCTTCATCTGTTAACCATCCACCAGTATCCATTCTTTGTTTACCATCCCGATTATTATGAGTCCCATGCGCATCTCCTATTTGTTTTCTAATCATTTTAACAAGGTCCGGATGATACTTGATTGGGTCTCCTTCTTCTGAAACTAGGTTGATATCACCACTACCGAGTAATCTAGAAGTACTAATACCATCGTTAGAAATAATCCCGTGTATAATACTATATACACCACAGTTACCATCAGAACCAACGTTGTGAACATCGAACTTACTATTAACAAAATCATCTAACTTCTCTGCTGGTTTAATTCCTTTGTCAGCATCTGTTAAATTAATGTTAATATACTCCGGCATATTTATTATATACGATTATTTTTAATTAGATTAATTCAACAAATAAATGGTGGTTTGATACCATAAAAATCCAATATATTCTATAGTGAATTCAAACTTTCGTTGTATATGGTAAAATCCTATTTATTAAATATGATAATAAGACATATGAAATATCTAATTTATGAATTATTTAGTGGTGTTGGACTTTGTAACCAATTATTCTCACTTGAAACTGCAATATATCTAGCAAGTATTTCAAACAGAAAATTAATTTTACTTATTGTAAATCCACTTTGTCATTGTGGCAAAGCATCATGGGATTATGGATACTTGTTGAATTTTTTTACGAATGAATTCTTGAATTATTTACCAAATGGATTTGAAGTATATTATAAAAAAATTCCCGATAATATCACAAACATTATCAATGATCATGAACAAACAAAACAAATGGTTTATAAGAATCGGTTTGCACAATTAGTATTTGTGGATAAAGAGTTGGACACAGAAGTAAATGAACAAGACATTAAAGATTTTTGTCATCATCGTGATAAATGTTATCTTGGATTTGAAGAGAACGATCATTTCACTTATTTATACATAACCCAAAGTAATGCATCGAGATGCTTTTATAATTTTTATACCACCCCCGATAAATACAAGTTGATGTATGACATATGCACGTCGCTAAAGTTTAAGGATATATTCTATGAGATTTCAAATAATATTTATAGTGATATGAGCAAGTCGATTAATAGTTACACTATATTTTTACATCTTAGATTCGGAGATTATCATAAACCTCAAAGTTTTTTATCCAGAAATAATGATGTTATGCTGAACAATATCATTCCATATGTAGATGGTCACAAGACAAATTTGATAACACCAAAGGTATTTTTATTATGTGACAACACTAAAAATACGGATTTTTTAAATAAGATTTCGAAATATAAACCGGTTATGATTGACGGGATAACCAATATTTACTTTGATTCATATTTCAAGAATAATAACATGTTGTTTTATGACTTTCATAAGACCAGCAATAATTCTGTAAATCATGCAATCATTGACATGCTGTTATCTGTAAAGTCGGATGAATTTGTTGGCACCATATCGTCTACATTCTCTCACTACATACAATTTTTGCGGTACATTAGAAATAAATCGTACAATAACTACTCTAACATCACAGATGGTACATATTGCAGATTTTCTTTCAAAGAAGAATCCAAATATGACTGGATTAAATACAAATATAACAGCGGTCATACCGTTTCATGGCACGCATTTTGGGACATACACTTCAATCCAACTAGAACATTAATGACAATCCACGGCAAAACTGATGGATTTGGGTCTCAATTGCAGGCAATATTTTCAATGATTGCATATTGTTATTACAAGGGTTACACATACATTCATACCCCGATGTATACCATGCACCACATTGATGAATGTATTCAAGATTTCCCGAGTTACATGAATAGATTTATAAATGTAGAATCTAAATTTTCATCGATTGATCAATTATCTAGTTACGATCAAACTATTGTGCACAAACAAAAAGAAGGGAATTTTGTGCACGGATCTCATCATCCTGAATATTTCTATAACGACCATGTCCTAAATGTTTTTAGAGAAATGTATTTTTCTACTGAAAAACCTGAATTATTGTACGACGATAATTACAAGAACGTTGCGGTGCACATACGAAGAGGTGACGTAAATGCGAATAAGTATCCGTCAAGATTCATCGCCAATGCGAAATACATAGACCTTTTGAGTAAAATGAAATTGGAAGGGTGTATCCTGCATATTTTTTCAGAAGGATCAGAAAGTGATTTCGGTGACATCGTTTCTGCATTTCCTGGAAATGAAGTTGTCATGCACATTAATGAACCAGTTCAATTAACATTTCATCATTTAGTTATGGCAGATGTCCTCGTTGTTGCTAAAAGTTCATTTAGTTATTGTGCTGGATTACTGAACAATAACACCAAAATAGCAAATTTCATAACGAATTGGTGGCATAAACCACTTGGAACATGGGATATCGCGTGATAACCCGAATGACGCCCAATATTAATATGATATCCGTAATAAAATGTTTTTTTAAATATTGTATTTAGTATAATGAAGTACATTATATTAAAAGTATGTGGTGGTATGGGCAATCAGTTATTCCAGATAGCAAACGCTCACAAATTATCTTCATAATCATAGAAAATTATTAATATGTGATGAAAATGATTCTTCGCGTCCTACATACTGGACGACGTTATTTAAACAATTTAATGGTAATTTAATTTCAAACGAGGAATATAAAAGATTAGAAAAGAAAAGCGAGATGTACACATGGGCGATGACGCGTTTTGAATATAAAGATATTGTTTTGAATCCAGATATTGAAATGTACTGCATAAAAGGTTACTATCAATCCTATAAATATTTCGACATGCATACATTTGAACCTATGTTGAGTTTCACACCATTAAAAGAACCGATTGAAAAAAATAGAGTTGCGGTTCATATTAGAAGAACAGATTACCTAAACAATAATTTTCATAAACCGATGTCATTGGGGTATTACTATAATGCATTGGAAAAAATATCATCTATGATGGATGAAAATGAACATGTTGAGATAGATATATTCTCAGACGATGTGGAATGGTGCAAGGATAATTTCAAATATAAACATATAACCCCCAAGTATGTAGAACTTGAAAGTGATATAGATGAATTGTATATGATGAGTAAATTCACTAATATTATTATAGCGAATTCTTCTTTTAGTTGGTGGGCAGCATATTTGAATAGTAAAATCACCAAGAGAATTTTTTGTCCGAAAAATTGGTTTAATAATGGATGTCATCTCAATACGAAAGATTTGCGACCTGAGACTTGGAATATAATCGACGATGATCTGCCATTTAAACCTGTTATTCATAAGGATGTATTTAATATTATTAGTTTGGGGGCAATGTGTTGCATGGTTCAAAATATACACGATAATGTATATAATCATTTGGGTCCTATTTTTAGACAACCTGATAACGCCACTAATTTTTTTGATTGGTTAATTATAGATTTCAGATTTATAGTATATTTATTTGAAAATTTAATGTTTAATGATTGTACTTTTTTGTGTTCGGATAATTTCACGTTTAAAGATATTAATGCTTCGAAACAAAGGTTGCAAGGCGGTTGGTCAAATGTTTATAGAAAAGTTGAATTCAAGGATAAAGATGCAGGTTCAATGATTTCTTTACATGATGTTAAAAAGGACAATATTGAGATACCAATTGAATTTATCGAAAAGTACAAACGTAGATTTGAGAGATTGTATAATAAAATAAAAAATAACGATACCATACATTTGACCCACTGTTTTGATTTTCAATGGTTAGAACCATATTTTCCACTAGTTCGTGAAATTGAGAAAATATTTGAATCGTGTAAAGTAATTAATCCGTCGTGCAAAGTTACATTACACCTTTTTATTCATCCAAAATATCACAATAATCATATGATTGAACATTATAAATTTATTGATAATGTTAAATTATGTTTTTTGAAAAATAAAGGATTTCACGCTGATTGGAAAGCAAATAATCTAACATTTGATGAGTTTTTAAGTTAATTCCCTCACAAAACGTTTATTCGTTGTTTTTTTAAACAAGAAAAAGGTTTATATTTATTACACCTTTGAACATTTAAAATGCCGACTTATAATAAATAATCAATTATAAACTTTTTTATAAAAATACCGTTGGCTATATGAACATGTCCGTCAGATAATTTTTTACTTAAATATCCATTATTATCGCAATATGAATCATACACATCAAAAAATATCCAATTATTTTCTTTACATTTCTCTTTTACACCTTTGAACATTTTAAACGCCGATTAGAACAGTTTACTTACTAAAGAACCATAACCATTAGAATATTTAGAAAATAAACTTTTATTATCTCTATAAAGATGTGTTAAAATAACTTGGTCTGTCCATATATCATTTTTATCTATTAAATTTAAATATTCTTTATATAGTTCTACAAAGTTATCTATAATATTTTTGTGTAAAATATATGATGTTCCTGATACATGATGGTATAAATGATACTCACCTTTTTGGAATTTATCACTATACGTAGTATAGTCTGTTGAACTATAAATAAATTTATCTTTTGGTAATTTATTTAATACATTTATATTTGGAAAAGATATAGAAGGAGGTGGATTATTGCGATAAACGCATATTCCAGCATCAATCCACATAAAAAACTCTGATGAAAAGGGATTAAGTTTGAGAGCTTGTTGAATCATAAAAATTTTTTCGTTCCATATTAAGTTTAATTCTATGGAAGGACAATGACGAGAATTAGTTATCATATTATCTTTATATTTATAAGTCATAAATTCTTCAATATTGTATTCAATGTAATATGTAGGTAATTCACCTCTATATTTTTTTATTAATGCAATACTTTCTTTATCACCAAAAAATACATATGGACAATTAATTTTAAGAGTGTTTTTAAACCAATTGTCAAATTTATTTCCATGTTTATTTTTAATTTGCCAATAGCCTGAGACACAAGTTAATTTTGATTTAGACATATTATTATAATATATTAAATATAGTATAATTTAACTCATTCTAAAAATCAAGTTCAATATAATTCGGCCCCAAAGGCC